CCTTTGTCTAACAAACTTGGGAAGTCTCTTAATCATGTACTTGTTAAAAATTGGAATAATTGAACCAACTTGAATTAGATACGACAAAAAGTAATACCTATTCATCAATCTAAACGATGGGAACGGTATAAAATCTGGGTCTGAGCCAAATGTTCCAGTGTTCTTGTGGTGTTCAATATGCAGGTTTGCAAATGGTTTATATGGTATTTGGGTTAGTACTCCAGATGTTTTCCCAATAGTTTTATCTACCCATAGGTACTTACNCAAACCACCAGAAAAGTGTCGGTGTGCTGCTGCATGCATTGAGTTAAACAAAATAAAATAAGATAAACAGATAGTTATTGAACCAATTGCTAGTGGTATTGAACCACCAATGGTTAGCGCTACTGCAAGGAAGTAAAACAATAATCCAGCAAACCACTCAACTAACAGTGGTTTGCAAAACTTATTGGTGTACTTTTTGGTGGTGTTTGTGTGTGGGTAGTCCATGTGGTGATTATACCTAACTATAAGGAAGTGTCTGGGGAAATAACTGTATCAAAAGGGTCAGACACATCTAAACCCTCTGGATACCAAATCTTAGTGTTTGTAATGTATTTGGGGCGTTCATCAGACAGTTTGACAAAAGACTCATCAAACACGAGCATACGGTTTCCAGGCCAAGCACCTACACGCCCACAATCTAAACGCACAAAGTTAAAGTGTTTGTGCTGGTCAGGGGTTGATGAATACATATCACCGTAAGGGGCGGCAGTGAACATATATCTACCTGTTTCCCACACCCCTTCTTTCATGTACACCTTTACGGCTAACTCAGATAGGGCGCTGTACTCATGGGTAGTAAAATCTTGCCCATAGCAACTCCATACCTGCAAATGGTCTAAAGGATGGTGGTGTACAGCAGGTGTATGGAAAGTTAAAGCGTGAAGTGGTACATGTTGTACTAATGCACCATTTTCTAGAAGTAGAGACACACCCCATGCCCTATTAGGAATTGCGGATAGTCCATAAACTAAACAAGCGGTGTATTCGCCAAACCCTTTTTCAAAGTTGTACAAAAACTCATTTTGGACATTACAATAAAATGGCTTGGGGATATCGGTAATGTGCGTTGCCATACGGCGATAGTATAGTGTCTCCATGCCAACATATGCTTATAAATGCCCAAACGACCATCGTCACGAGGAAACTCGCAGTATCTACGATGAGCAGAAAACAATCCTATGTCCAGACTGTAATGAGAAGTTGCGCCCTGTTTACTTTTCTCCAGCAGTAAATCTTGTAGGTAGAGGCTTTTATTCCAACGGAGGATAATGGTTTATAATTAACCATGCCTTTAGGACCGCAATTTAGCAACACATACTGGGAAGACCCCACTTCAAAGTCTGTTATGTCTTCTACAGAGTTGCCTACTCCAAAAGGTGACCTGCCTACAATGGAACAACGAAAACCACAGATTGCTGAAGGTTTTGGTACATCTGACAGCCCACAAGGTATGTTGTTTAGCCCATACGCTTATACGGGCTTAAAAGACGACCCAACTGTTCCTACTGAACAACGAATGGGCGCTATTAACAAAGCACTGCATTTACAGAGTATGGATGAATTGCAAAAGTTCAAAGACTCCAGAATACAAACTAACAAAGATAGAGATGCATTTAACCGTGACCCTGCTCGTCTTGTAGATAAAAAACCTTATAGAAAACCATTGTCCGTACCTGGTGACATCACAATTTCTTATGGAAAAAATAAAGCACTCGGAGAAGCAGCAAACAACTTAGATATACCAACACGACAATATGAGACAGGTATAGATGCTGCTACTCACCCCACTGATTGGCATTCTGGTTGGGCAAGTTGGGGAGACATACATGTTGGCGTTCGTAAAAATGAAGAAACTGGGTATGAAGCCAACGAGCGTACTCTTGCTCACGAAATTGGTCACACACTAGAACCTCCTGGGGATGAACCACAAAAAGAACATATCCGTAGAGATAAGCGTAAAAATTCTCAAATGAGGACCGACCCAGTTAGTGAAGGGTACGCCGATTCACTAATGGACAGAGCACACCATTATTCTGGTCAATTTGAAAAACATTTGACTAACCCACAGTTACGTGCAAAAGATATCAGTTTGACTGGGTATTCATCTAAGTATCATCTGTGGAATGCGGAAGAACGGGCTCTATATTCTGCCGTGCGTTTTCATGTAGCAGCACACCCTGAACGCATAGAAGGAATGAAGAACCGCCAAGAATTGGGAAAAAATCTTTATGGTCGTTTTCATTTTAATAATGACCTTGAAGTACCTACAACCAAACTTATGCTTGGACATATGTACGAAAATATGCCACATGTTCGCCCACTGTTGCATGAACTTGGGTTTGGTAGGACTTCTAAAAAAGCACACGAAACTTTTATGTCACGAACAGAAACCCCATCTGCTATGCGAGGAAACACGTGGAGAGGTAAACAACGGGAAGTTTACGAACAACCAAAATTACCTGGTCTATAATTAATCATGCCTAGATTTGGTTCACAGTTCAATAACACCTATTTCAACCCTGAAGATGGTGGGGAGACACAAGAATTTCGTCACCCTTATCAAGAAGGGCATCTTCAAGGAGTGTTGTTTCATCCTGCAACAGGAACTATGACTTCAGAAGACCCAACGTATCCTGAGAAAAAACGCCTTAATGACTTTTCTAAAATACTAAAAACTGATGATTCAAACCTAATACATCAGGCTGGAAAAACAGATTTGCCAATAGCAGAAATGGACCCAAGTGTTGTTGGGCTACACCCACGTGAAGGTATCTTTAATGGTGTACGAATAAATAATAAATTAAAAACGTACAGTGGAACCTGGTCAAGTACGAACCGCCAAATCAATATGTCAGGTAACAGTATCAGCATGGATACTACCCTTGCCCATGAGTGGGGTCACAGGGAAGATTCGCCAGATGGTAAAGGTGAGGACCATTCACACACTCGTTTAGAAGGTGCAATGTATGACAAAGGCCGTATGCATATATCTCCGTACATGGAAGGAACTGCCGATGGTTACATGGAAAGATATTCTGAACCATACTCTAACATAAAATGGGAAGGTGACCCCAAGGGTATGCGTAAGGCTGTGGGTTATAACAGAAGACACGAAGCAGTATTAGACCCAGCACAAAGAGAAGATAGACACTTAGATTTATGGAGAAAAACTGGGGAACTATCTGGGTATGGGGTTGATAACAAGAGGTGGAAAGATAAAAGGGAAATGGCTTTATATGCGGCTGCACGATTGCACGTAGCCTCTGGCGGTAAGTCTGCAATTGATTCATTACCTAATATGACTGAACTTGCAGAAACTCATTTAAGCGATTATGGTCAGACTTTGTATAAAAAAGACAGAGACAGAGTAATGAAATCAGGAAAAGGATTTGCTAGATTGCCCCATGATATTCCTGAATATCAAAATGCGGCTAAACACCTTTATTTAGGGAAATTAGTTCACGAAAACCCATCACTGCACGGTCAACTAGACAAAATGGGGCTAGGAGAAATCTCTACCTACTCGCAAGACTTTTACAAACACCATGTTGCAAATACTGCGCTTGTGGATAGAGAAAATACTGAAAGAGCAATGGACCTGTACGATAATAGGCAGGCTGATTCAGAACGACCTTACAATAACCCTATGACAAATAAAATTGAACATGGGCGTGACCCATATGTTCGTATGATTCGCCCAGGGGAACCATACACAGATATGGGAATGAAGTACAGGGGTAAAAGAAACCAGTATGTTGACGGAAAATACTTAAGTGTTCAACACACTCTTCCAGGAATGGAACAATATGATGAACTTACAGTTAATGCCGCAGCAAACCCAATGCCTAAGCCTTTGGCTAAAAAACAACTTGCACGTACTGATGACCTTCATCTTCAAAGAAACATAAAGATACCACGACTTAAATGATATGGTAGGGGACATGACAGACTTTCAAAATGGTTTAGGAGAATACGGTAAGCAACGCTTCCGTGAATTGGTTACAACCCGTGAAGAGCGTGTGGAACAAAGACTTTCCGAGTTGTTCCGTAAAACCGATGATTCCAAAAAATAATAATCTAAGTTCTCAATTTCCCGATGAAGAGGAAGAGTTGTACGAGGATTACCACATTCATAAAGAAAACCGTAAATCTTCAAATGACCGCAAGGAAAAAAAGAAGATAAAGAAGTTTTCAAAATACGATTACTGACGATAGGATTTAGACATGGTAATCACCTACACAATTCATACGCCTCAAATGCTTGACGCAAAGGAACAGGCTGTTATACTCGCACATAACCAAGGATTCAGTTCGGTCATGGTTACAGCGATTGACCAGCCAGAATACGGTGAATACCAAGTAACACTGTCCGTAATGAAATAAAGGAACAAAGATGGCAAATAAAGAAGAACTTGACTTTGACACATGGTTGGCAATGGGGATTGACAACAAATGGTGTTTGTACCCAACCTGTTACATGCATGATGGGATTCCAACTACCGATGAAGAAGAAGACGAAATGGAAGATGGTGCTGACCCTTGTATGCACGTAATTCGTGTATTCAGCACCCCAGAAGAGTTTGATGAAGCCCTCAAGCGCATGGAGGCGACTCTTCCGTACCGTATGCCTAGGGAGTAGTACAATCTATGCATGGGTACAGAGGAACATCTCAATTGGGACCAACACGCTCTTAATGAGGAGCGTGTCCGTGGTTTGACCACTGACAAGCCTTTTCGTGAGATGTTGTCCCGTGTAGGGCAAGGAAGCACCCCTGTAATGGGTCACAAGACTCAAAGCGGTCACATCCAACTTCGCATCAAAGGTGATGGGGTTGTCCACATGGCTAGTACCCCTTCAGACCATCGTGCAGTAAAAAACATGGAAAGTCTTGTTCGCAGAAAGATGTCTGAGATTGGTCACGACTTTCCTAAGAAGAGTGGTGGCAAGGGTAAGGGTAAAAAGTAATTGGGGTACAATAGGTAAATGGTCGCCCGTACAGTAAATTATGTTGCCACTCAAGGCATTCCTCTTAAGCGTATACTTGTAATTAAGAGTAAAAGCAAACACCGTTTGATGGTTCCAACTGCTGTCAAAGCACAAATCCAATCAACAGCGACATCTAAACGAAAACTTAATGCTGAAATCACAGGGTCTGGGGAAATCCTATTGTCCCTTACTGGGGCTGAGACTTCTGAACTACCAATTGGTGACTTGGAGTATGATGTTTTAGCCAAGTTTAATGACACGTACTACAGAGTTAGTGCTGGAGTTATTTCGGTAGAAGCCAACGAAACTGTAACAGATGGAAATGAGGCGCAAGCAATGGAACTGCGTATGTCCGAACACGAAGACTTCCGTAAGACATTTACGTGGAAGGACAAGAACGGCGTACTTCAGGCTGTATCCAACGCTTACCTACAGGCAGTAGATTCTGATGAAACTACAACTCTTGACTTGCGTTGGTACTCAACAGTACCTAACGAAGCAACGATTATTGCTCTTGCAGGTAATCGCCGTGGCTACCTGGCTCCGAAGGCTGGGGCTACCTTGGAAATGCATATTTCCGATAAAAACACTATTCCAGCAGGTAATCATACTTTTGACCTTTTTGTCCAAGATAGCGCTGGAGACTGGGAGAGAATCTCTTCAGGAACCATTGTTGTAGATGCTTCTGTAGCGACAAATCCGTATGCCTGAGTACACCTTAATTCTTGATGACAACGACAGTATTGTCTATATTGACGAATCTGCTGATGGCAATTTAAGCGCCGACTCTTCAACTTACGAGATTATTGTCAGTGATGCAGGTGTTGCTGGCCCACCAAACACTCTAACCATCGGAACGGTCACTACTGGGGAAACTGCTAGTGCCAGCATTACTGGTATTTCTCCTAACCAAATTCTCAACCTTGTTTTCCAAAAGGCATCACGCCACGTACATACTCAAGGAACAGCGTCAGCAACATGGACAATAAACCACTCTTTAGGTGGTTACCCGTCTGTTTCTGTTGTTGACAGTGCAAAAACGGTTGTATTCGGAGAAGTCACATATACCAGCACCACACAAGTTGTAGTAAACTTTTCATCAGCGTTCTCAGGCTATGCCTACCTCACGTAAGGATTTTTAATGGCTCAAAAATTTCTAACTAATATTGACCTCAATCAGAACCAACTGCTTAACGCTACCTTTGAGGTAGTTGGTACAGACCCAAATACGGGCAACTTTGATGGTCGGATGATTTTTAATAGTACTGAAGGTACTATTAAGGTTTACGACATTACCGCCGCCGCATGGCGAAAGATGATTACTGGCGTAAGTTCTGCTGGCCTGTACAGCAACGCCCTAACCATCAGCGAATCAAACGGTGCTATTAGCATTACAGCAAACCTTGCTACATCGGCAAGTGCTGGTTTGATGACCGCTTCAGACTTCTCAAAACTGGCTGATGCAACTTCTGAAGCAACTGCAAACAAATTGGTTATCCGTGATGCTAACGGTCAGGCTAAGTTTGGAACCCCAACTCACGATGACCATGCAGCAACTAAGGCATATGTAGATGCTGCCCGTTCTGGACTTGATGTTAAGGCTTCAGTACGTGCCGCAACAACTGCACCAATTAACCTTGCGTCAGACCTTGAAAACGGTGACACTCTTGACACTGACGTAACGCTTGCAACAGGTGACCGTGTTCTTGTTAAGAACCAGAGCACTGCATCAGAAAACGGTATTTATGTTGTTCAGGCTTCGGGTGCAGCAGTTCGTGCAACTGACTTTGACTCTAACGCAGAAGTAACCCCTGGTGCGTTTACCTTCGTTGAAGAGGGAGCACTTAACGCAGATAGCGGTTGGGTACTCACCACTAATGGAACTATCAACGTAGGTGTAACGGGCCTTACATGGGCTTTGTTCTCAGTTGCTGGAACCATCCTTGCTGGTGACGGTCTTACCAAAACTGGTAACACCCTCAACGTAGTAGGTACAACAGACCGAATTACGGTTAACGCTGACTCTGTAGATATCGCATCAACCTATGTTGGTCAGTCCAGCATCACCACTTTGGGAACCATCACCACGGGTGTATGGAACGGTACAGACGTTGCTGTTACAGACGGTGGTACTGGCGCAAGTGATGCGGCAACTGCTCGTACAAACCTTGGTATTAAAACCAGTGCTGGTGCAGTCACAACATCAACCTCAACACTTGCTCGTATTGCCAAGCAAGGTTGTGCCGCAAGCAGCACAGGTGTTTCAACGACTACAGTTACTCACAACTTTAATACAACAGATGTAAACGTGCAGATTTATGAAGTAGCAACTGGTGCTACGGTAATTGGAGATGTGACCCGTGCTAACGCAGATACTGTGTCAGTTGTTCTTTACGGAACTATCTCCGCTAACGATTACACCATCGTTGTAGTAGGTTAGTACCTAAATAGACTCTGAGGAGTCACAACATAGAAAGCGATTGAGGTCGTGGCACAGAAATTTACAGTACCTATCACTGTTAAGCAGTTATCATCTGCTGGTTCTGATGCTGTAACCGTTTATGTTGACCAAGACACATATTCTCGCTTAAAAATTGAAGCAGGTGGTCGTCTTACCTGGGGTTCTGGCGCAGCCGTTGGGGATGTAAACCTCTACCGTGATTCTGCTGATGTTTTAAAAACAGACGACACTTTTAAAGCCCCTTCTCTTTTTGTAGACAATATTGAAATAGACCCTACGGGTGCTGTAACAAATGACGCACTTGTCTTTAACGGCGTTAAATTTGTTTCCGCCTCGGTTGCAGGGGGTGGTGGAGCGACTCTTACAGTTTCAGACACGCTCCCAACGGTAGACATCACCGAAGGCGACCTTTGGTTTGAGTCTGATACTGGCAAGACATTTGTTTACTACGATTCATTTTGGGTTGAACTCGGTGCAGGTGGTTCAACAAGTAATCCAGAAACGCTAAGTGGTCTATCAGATGTTGCTTTTTCAGGACTTGCAAATGGTGATGTTCTTAGATACAACAGTTCTGGTTCAGTGTGGACAAACGACCCAATCAACCTAGGCACAGACACAACTGGAAACTATGTTTCGGGTGTTTCATCTGGTACAGGTATCTCTGTTAGTCATACGCCTTCAGAGGGTTCAACGGCGACTGTTTCCCTTGATGCAACTTTAGATAATCTCTCTAATGTAACTGTCCCTTCTCCTACCACTAATGATGTGCTTCAGTGGAATGGGACAGCATGGGTCAATGTCGCCGCTTCAACGGTAGGTGCAACCACCCTTGACGGTTTAAGCGATGTTGTTGTTACTAGCCCTGAAGAGTTTCAAGGGCTTGCATATAACGGAACCAACTGGGTTAATTCTTATCCTTCTGTTGTTACCTATGTCCGTAACGCAGAAGCAACAACTCTTACCACTGGGACCGTTGTTTATTTGTTTGGCGCAACTGGCGACCATGCAACAGTAAAGCGAGCAGACAACGACTCTGATGCGACTTCTTCCAAGACGGTTGGTCTTGTGGCGGCAAGCATTGCGTCAGCAGCAAACGGTCCAGTAGTCACAAGGGGTTATGTTGACGGTATTAACCTAAGTGTTGGCTATGCCTCTGGTGATATTTTATGGCTTGGCGAAGATGGTGCGTTTACAAAAACAAAACCAACCGCCCCAGAACACCTTGTATTTGTTGGCGTTGTAGTCCGAGCAACAAACAACGGAATAATCTATGTAGCCACTCAAAATGGTTACGAGTTAGACGAACTGCATGATGTTTCTATTGTTGACAAGACATCAGGAGACTTCCTTAAGTACAATGGAACATTGTGGGTGAACGACCCAATCAATCTCGGCACTGACACTGTCGGAAACTACATGTCTGATGTCTCTGCTGGAACAGGAATTGCTGTTTCACATACACCAGGCGAAGGCTCTACTGCAACAATCTCAATTGAATCAACTGCATGGACAGCATACACGCCAACTATTACTGCTGATGCTGGAGGCTTTGCGCTGAACAACGGAACACTTACTGGTCGCTATAAGCAAGTAGGGAAAACAGTATTCTTCAAATTGAAGTTTGTTTTTGGTTCAACAACAGNAGCAGGTACTGGTCACTGGAACTTTAGTTTGCCAGTTACTGCATACGATTCTGACTTCACATTCTCAGCNGCAATCCTTGATAGCGGCATTGCATGGTATGGAGGAATTGGCAACGGTAACTACACTGGCTCAACATCAAGTTTTGCAGTAATTATTCCTGGTACTAGTGCAGCAACTACAACATGGGCAACAGTTGGGAATGGTGGCCCATTCAGTTGGGGTGCTGCTGACAACATCACGATTACAGGAAGTTACGAGGCTGCATAATGGCTATTAATTTTCCAGATTCCCCAACTCTTTATCAGTCTTATTCATCTGCTGGGCGCTCATGGCGCTATGACGGAGAAAAATGGACCCTAATTTCAGCAAGTGTTAACATTGACGGGGGTATTGCATCATCAGTATATGGTGGCGTACCTACAATTGACGGAGGTTCAGCGTAATGGCATCACAGATTCAACTTAGACGGGATACGGCTGCTAATTGGCTAAGTGTTAACCCTATTCTCGCACAAGGTGAACTTGGTGTAGAAACTGACACTGGCAGAATGAAATTAGGTAATGGTGTTGACTCTTGGGATGAACTTGCCTATAACCCTTTTGCAGCGTCACTAAACGACCTAACCGATGTAACCATAACCAATGTTCAGAATGGCGATTTCCTTCGTTACAACAACTCCGCTTCTGTTTGGATTAACGACCCTGTAAACCTTGCTACAGACACTGTTGGTGATTACGTTCAATCGCTTGTAGCAGGAACTGGTCTGACCATTACAAACAATTCAGGTGAAGGTTCTACCCCAACACTCGCAATTGGTCAAGCGGTAGGTACATCTGCCTCTGTAACTTTTGCCCAAGTATCACTTAGTAACAGCCCAGTTTCATCAAATCATGCTGTAACAAAACAGTATGTTGATGCTATTGCCGCAGGTATCAACTGGCATTTGTCTGTAAAACTTGCAACAGCAACAATTTTGTCTAATCTACCAGATTACGATAACGGAACAGATGGCGTTGGTGCAACACTCACCGCTACTCAAAATGGTCGTTTGTCTATTGATGGTGTAAACGCAACAACAAATGACAGAGTTCTGATTAAGAATCAGGCTGACGCAAAACAAAACGGTATCTACCTTGTTTCAGACCAGGGTTCTGCTAGTGCTGTGTACATTCTTACAAGAGCAATAGACTTTGATGGTTTTGAAGACAATGTTGTTCGTGGAGATGCTTGTTACATTGGTTCAGGTTCTGTGAACGGTAACCAAGGATTTCTTGTTAGTTCAACTGGTACAGGTAGTGGAACAGAACAACACCATGAAATTGGTACTGATGATATCGTTTTTACTCAATTTACAGGTACAGCAAACATTATTGCTGGTACGGGCATTACAAAAACTGGAAACACTCTGTCCATTGGGCAAGACGTAGCAACTAGTGCTTCTGTTACCTTTGCTAGGGTTTACGGAGAGTTTACAGGTAATGCTGATACAGCCACAACACTTGCTACCCCAAGAAACATTCAGTTAACTGGGGCAGTAACTGGAACAGTGCCTTTTAATGGAAGTTCCAACGTAGAGATTCTTGCAACTATGAATTCAACATTGGATTCATTAACAGACGTATCTGCTTCTGCCCCTGGTGAAAACACCTTCCTTAAGTGGGTATCAACTGGGTGGGTTCCTGAAGTTATTGATTTGGGAACCGACACCACTGGTAACTACATGGTAGACCTAACCCAAGGAACTGGTGTAACAATCACACATACTCCAGGTGAGGGTTCCAATGCAACAATCGCAATTGGGCAAGATGTAGGTACTAGCGCAAGCGTAACATTTGGTCAAGTATCAGCACCGTTGCTTGGAAACGCTACTTCAGCGACCACATTACAAACTTCTAGGAATATTGCTGGACAAGCATTTAACGGTTCTGCTGATATATCTATTGCTCCAACTGACCTTACTGGTGTAACCGCTACTGCCACAGAACTTAACTATGTGAGTGGCGTAACTTCGTCTATTCAAACCCAGTTAAATAATAAAGCAAGTGCTACTGCATCCCCAGTAATCACACTTGGTGGTGACCTTAGTGGTTCAGCAACATTTACCAATCTTGGGAATGCAACTCTCACAGCAACAATTGAGCCAAACTCTGTAGCGCTTGGCACAGACACGACTGGCAACTACATGTCAGACCTTACGCAAGGTACTGGTGTATCAATCACGCATACCCCAGGCGAAGGTTCAAATGCTACGATTGCAATTGGACAGGCTGTAGGTACTTCTGCATCAGTACAATTTGCTGCTGTTACTGCGCCACTCATTGGTAACGCATCTACTGCAACGGTCTTACAAACAGCAAGAAATATCGCTGGTCAATCATTTGATGGTTCTACAAATATTTCTATCGCTCCAACGGATTTAACTGGTGTTACTTCAACAGCCGCAGAACTAAATATTCTTGATGGGGCTACGCTTTCAACAACTGAACTTAACTACGTTGATGGGGTTACGTCTGCTATCCAAACACAGATTGATTCTAAGGCCCCAAGCGCCTCGCCTACTTTTACTGGAGTTGTAACACTCCCAGACAACACAGTGGCTCTTGGAACAAAGACTACTGGTGACTATGTTGCATCGCTTGTTGCTGGTACTGGTTTAACAATCACCAACAACTCTGGTGAGGGTACAACTCCAACAATTGCAATTGGTCAATCAGTTGCTACATCTGCTTCACCAACATTTGGCTCGTTGTCAACAACTGGTGCTATGTATGTAGGTACTGACTTGCATGTTGGTGGTGTCTACTACACAACAACAGAGACAAACCTTGCAATTGAAGACTCATTTATCTACTTGAATGATGGAAACACCATTTCAAACCCAGACCTCGGTATTGCTGGAAACTACAACGATGGGACTTACAGGCATGCTGGAGTATTCCGTGATGCTACTGACGGTAAGTGGAAGTTCTTTGACAGTTATACGCCAGAACCAACTGACCCAATCAATACTGCTCATGCAAGTTACTCAGCCGCACCTCTTGTTGTAAAGACCCTTGAAAGCACAATTGCAACTGGCACTGCTCCAATGTCTGTTTCATCGTCTACGGTTGTTACAAACCTCAATGCAGACAAACTTGATGGTCAGGATGCTACATACTTTCTTAACGGAACTACTTCTGTATTAGATGACATTTCAAATGTCAGTGCTTCAGCACCTTCAAATGGTCAATTCCTTAAGTACAACGGTACTGCATGGGTTCCAGATTCAATTCCAACAATCAACGCACTTGATGACATTGGAAACGTAACTGCATCAGCACCCGTAGATGCTAGTCCTCTTGTTTGGAGCAGTTCTGCAAGTGCATGGATTGCAAACAGTCAAGACCTCACCCTAGGTGAACCTGGTACTACCAATTATGCGTTTATAAGCCCTCTTGGATACGTTACGAGCACAGCAGCAGATGGAAACATCCAACTAACAACAGACGGACTTGTTACTACATCTGATAGTGGTACTTATTTAAACTTAAATCCTAACAACATAACATTCAGCAACGGCACTGATAATTTCATAATTGACCCTTATTGGGGGACTAGTGGTCAAGTCTTAGCGTTTACTCATGATGGTGGTTTTGGTTCTAGCGGAACATGGGGTCCAACAACTCCTACCCTTGACTTTTTATCCGATGTTTCTGCATCAGCACCATCAGACGGAAACTTCCTTAAGTATGTTTCTGCTACATCTGCGTGGGTTCCAGCATCAGTTCCGACTATCAATGCACTTGACGACATTGGTGATGTTTCTGCTTCAGCACCAACTTCAGGTGATTTCCTTAAATGGAACGGCTCTGCTTGGGTTAACGCAAGTGGTGTTGTAACTACTAGTGATAGTGGGACTGTCACAAGCACAATGATTGCCGATGCAACCATTGTCAATGGTGACATCAGCGCATCTGCTGGAATTGCACTCAGCAAATTGGCAACAAGTACTGCTGGAAACATCATTGTTTACAACTCATCTGGCGTACCAACGGCAGTTACTGAAACTGGAGATGTAACTATCTCGGATACTGGCGTAACCGCAATTGCTTCTGGTGTGATTGTGAACGCTGACATCAGTGCATCTGCTGCAATTGAACTTGGTAAGTTGGCTGACGTTTCAACAAACGCCCAAACTGCTTCTTACACACTCGTGTTGGCTGACAAAAACAAGGTTGTGGAGATGGGTGTCGGCTCTGCCAATAACTTGACTGTGCCTCTTAACTCATCACAGGCTTTCCCTGTAGGTTCACAAATCAACATCCTTCAGACTGGTTCTGGTCAAACCACAATCGTGGCTACGGGTGGAGTAACCATCAACGCCACACCAGGACTCAAGATGCGAGCACAGTGGTCATATGCTACGCTCATCAAACGAGCAACCGATACATGGGTATTGGTAGGAGACATTTCGGCGTAACTTATGGCATCACCAAAGGACTCAGGCGGTAAAAAGCCAACTCAACCAGTTATTGGAACTCCCAATAGGTTAAACAACGTAACTAGTGACTCAAACTCGCAGCAAGTACAAGTAACATTTACCCATGCTTATACGGGTAAAGGTACAGTAACCTACACCGCAACATCTTCACCTGGTGGTAGGACTGGAACCTCTTCATCCTCTCCTGTTACCGTTTCTGGTTTAACTTCTAACACGGCTTATACCTTTACGGTTTCTGCAACAACAAACTATGGTGTTACCGCAGACGTATCTGCTGCTTCACCTTCTGTTACCCCTCCTTATTTCCCTCCAAGTTTTTGCCCACCATGTGCTCCGCAACCTTGGCCTGGTAACTGCTCATACGTTGGTATTACTTGTGATGGTCAAGTTTCTTACCAGTACTATGATTGTGGTGGATGTCAGACATGCGCTGGAACTGGTGGTTATAACGGAGCATACCGAGATGGGTTGTGTGGTTATGTAGCACCACCATCTTTTGGTCCTTCATTTCCACCACCATTTGGTCCGTCATTTGGGCCATCGTTTGGACCTGCATTTAAATAATAAAAACAGTAAAAACTAAAGGATAATTAGATGGAAAACAAGATGGATATTACCTTTGAATATCTTTCAGATTTTAAGTTAGGTGTTGTTGTATACCGAAATGTTTTGCCTAAGTCTTTAAAGATTATTGAAAGACTTGAAGAAACCATAGGTGGTAGTACGACTCCCACATACATGTGGCAAGAGGCATTGGTTGGTGATTATGAATCTATGCCCCAATATAGAAATTGTTTTGATTGCAAAATAGACGAAATTAGAGCAAAGGCTGCTCCGTCACAATATTCTGAGATATATAACATCTGGAAAGATACTGTTAACCCATTAACAGCCTGCCTTAAACATTACGAATCCCTTGTCAATGTTAAAACTGAATATATGGAAGCAATTAATTATGTTAAATACGGAGTTGGGCAACACTTCCAAACACACGCAGACCACGGGTTTTCTTATACTTGTGTTGTATCTTCTGTTATGTACCTCAATGATGACTACGAGGGTGGTGAACTGTGGTTTCCACGATTTGACCTAAAGTTTAAACCAGATGCAGGAGATATTATTTTCTTCCCATCGTCATTTCTTTTCCAACATGCCTCACTACCAGTTACTAGTGGGACAAAGTATTCTGCGGTTACTATGTTTGATTACAACGATAGACACCACATATGCACAGGGATAAGTCAGGGTAACTATAGTGCCAAGCATTAAGTTCCTAAAAGTATCTAATAACCCACCTGAAATAAAACAATCACGCTTAAAAAGGGATTGGATGGATGCTACACATAACAAGCATGCATATCAGTGTTTACCTGTCACAACAGCCAATGTTTTAGGGTGGGAGTTTGTGCTACAAGAAGATGTTGTCGTACAACTTGATGAGCCAAACTCAATGGCAAGGATTATATCGGGGGAAACAACAGCAGACGGTAGGGAACAGGCACGAGCATCAATCATAGACATGGTTACTTTTCACCTAGATTGGGCTATTGAGACTGATGAAAACTACAGTACGTGGATTACTGGTTCTCCAAACTATTTTCACCCAGATGCTGACCCACTATCAGCGTCAATCCCTAGTTTCTGGTGGCCTGACCCAGTTGACATTAGTTGGAGAATTCGCACAATTGGAAAACCAGTGACCTTCCATGCTGGAGAACCTTTTTGTTTCTTGACTATTTACGACAATACCATTTTAGAAAATGTGACAGTCTCAACAGGAAACTGGGGGGATGATAAAGAAAAGGTTCGTCAACGGTTACGGTACACGGAATCAAAACAGAAAAATAGCGTTGAAAACCCTTGGACTTGGGTTAAGGGTATAAAAACAGGAATTGACGCAGACGGTAATAGCATTGGACCACCCACTAGAGGCTTACCCAGATTAGACACCCCAGTAGTGTAAACTATGGTTGTTAAATACCCCACAAAGGATACTTTTATGGCTCTTTCAGAAGAACAAATGCTTAAAGCAAAAAGTGAAGCAATTTCACATTTGGAATACTCTATTAGCGTACTGGCTGCTGCATTGGGTGTTGATATATCTACCATTGATTACCCGTATGAACATGACTTTCCTGAAACTGACCTCATGTTTAAATCGCATGAATTGCTAAAAAAGCACGTTTCAAATTTGGAAAAACTTAAGGCATAACTAATTATGAAGCCTTTTGAAACCCCGTTTCCACCAAGTGTGGATGAGACAACGGATGACGACACTACAAAGGTTCCAGAAACCAACCTTGATGAGTTGATTGTTCGTTATGACCCAAACTCAAAACAATGGTTTACTCAAGATGAAAATGTGCTTTTAATTTGTTCAGCACAAATGGCTACGTACAAAGACAAGACAGAGGATAATTAGTATGCCAGTTTCATGTGAACCAGGTTCGTCAGCAGTACTTTACGATTGGGCTGAGGATTTAAACAGGCATGAGTATTGGTTTACTGTTCTTATGATGATTACAGGACTAGACCCATCTAAATTAGAAGAAATGACAATAGATGAGTATATTGATGCATTACGCAAAACATACAACTACATACTAGTTCCTGATAACAAGTCTGAAGAAGAGAATTATAGTAACGATATGTTTTCTATTTATCCGTTTGTAAGTAAAAACTATAAATATTTTATCCATAGAATAAGAATCAGTTGGCAAGGGTTGACCCTTTGTAAGTATTTGGAGCAAGCATGAACAAAGACGTTGCGTATACTGCCTTAATTTCTTCTAAACTGTCTTCCTTTAATTCACAGGTTTCATCAGAAGAAACACGTACAGAGTGGAATGACTTCATTAGTAAAGTAAAGCAAACTACGGTTGAAGCAAACCTTGATGCTCGTTTTATTGCTCGTGGAGTACATCTTGAAACAAATTGGTACGATATTCCATTTACCGAAGATTTACATGCCATTGCTGGGGCAAACTGCCTAGTTGACCTATTACTTATTTCAACAAAAAAACCACAAAATGTTCTTATTGTTGATGGGTTAATTAACCGACTTCCTTTGTACGGGTTGTTAAAAGACTCAAATATAAATTTTGTAAACAATCAGTATTTCTTTTGGTGGGAAAAACACCTAAAGAACACATCAGAAAACCACTCATTTGGATACACTGCCTACTCTATTGAAGAGTTGGTTGGAATGCAAGAACCAATATTTGACATGATTTTTATTTCTGGATATTCACTGTTTAACAACTCTGAAGTATTGGATTCTTTTTCTAATCTTCTACTACCAGGAGGCATGATAAGTGCTTCTTCTACGAATGGGTTTTCAACTCTTTACTCACCTTTGTATAAAGAACACGACATGTACCCGTTACATGAGACACTTAATAACGCTGATGGGCTAACCATACATCTTGCTAATTTTCTTGGAAGCACTTATTTCCTAAAAAATTAATCACCGTATTTAGAAGCATCGTATTCGTGCAACCAAAGACCATTAAAGAAGCGTTCTGTTTCAGAAAAACCGCCTAAAACAGCATGAAACATAACCATTAAATCAGCAACTAGTAAATCACCATCTTGCCAATGATGTATTTGGCGAACTTGGGTGTTATTGGTTACTTGTTCCCCAACCCACGACTCGTACCACTTATACATGTTAATTTCTTGGTCAGTCGGTGTTCTGCCATCAAACTGTATTAATCTACAGTTAGTGTCTGTTTCCCCATTTTGACAAAAATTCATACGCAATATTTCTTTGTTTGACAATCTATGTGTTTGTACAACGTCAAGAATTACTGGCTCTGTAGGTGCTCTAGGGTCATCACAGGTTGGCAAGGCTGATATTTTGCATGACCTAAGAAACCCTTGTTGCTTATCATCCAGCAGTTCAAACAGGTCCGTAGTGTCAACAAATAAGGTTGCTCCAACGTCACTGTCACACGTAAACTTTTCCATGTTCCAAGTAGACCCAATTGCTGGGTTTGGGTAACCAAAATGTTCAAGATGCCACGGAACTAGTATGTCTTGTTTTGTAGCCCATTTTCTTCTGTTGATTGAAACAGTATGGCTTTCCTCGTAGTGCCAAAATTTCATACTGTTAAGGTTGGGGTAATAACCTAAATAGTTACCAAATACCTGGGTAGCAATTAACTGCTCTTTTCTTGAAAACCTATGACCACGAAGGACTATTGCACCAAGGTCTTTAAGGGAGTTAACGTACTTTTCACTGTTTTCTAGAAACTCTTGAAAAGAAGAATTGTTGATAATGCTAATTTGTTTCATTTCTAGAGGCTACAACATGGACACCACGGGATGCTTCCATGATAAAATAGGGACCATTACAGACTTTTAAGGAGCGCCCGTGGCCCAAGCATATAAGGTTCTTGCCCAATCTGCACCATCAGCAACTACTAATACCGACCTCCTCACCGTAGGTGCTGGTAAATCGGTAGTGGCTTCAACGCTGTCCGTGTGCAACCGTGGTACTTCAGCAGCCACCTACCGTGTGGCTATTCGCCCTTCTGGTGCGGCAGTTGCTAACCAGCACTACATCATTTACGATGCAAACATCTTGCCAAAGGACACCGCTACTTTGAGCGTTGGCTTTACCTTGGCAACTACAGATGTGGTGACAATTTACGCATCTAGCGCCAACCTTTCCTTTTCAATCTTTGGAGTAGAGATTTCGTGATTTCACGCCTTTCTGAGGTAAGCGCAACTAGGGATTTGACGGGTATTAACCGCCCGATTAACGCCCAATCTGGCACTACATATACCCTTGTGTTTGATGACCGTGGAAAGATTTTAGAGTTTAATAATTCCAGTGCAGTAACAGTAACCGTACCTGCTGATTCAACCACAGCATTTTATGACGGTGATGTTATGGAAGTGGTTCAGACTGGTGCTGGAATTGTGACTTTCTCAGCAGCAGGTGGTGTCACACTTAACGGTTTCAATGGCTCACTGTCCCTCAATGGGCAATGGGCTTCAGCAACGCTTGTTAAGCGTAGCGCTAATACCTGGGAACTTTTATCAAAGAACGTAGTAGGTGACCGTTCCGTTGGTTCAGCAGCCCTTACTGCTCTTACTATTCCAGCCGCAAAAACAGGAAACTATTCACTGGTGTTGGCAGACGCACACAAGGTAGTTGTGTTTGATAGTTCTTCTCCAGTCACTTTAACTATCCCAGTTAACTCCTCGCAAGCATTCCAAATTGGTGACCAAGTAAACGTGTTGCAATTGGGAACTGGACAAGTAACTATTTCTACTAGTGCAACAATGCGCTCACAGGGTGATAAATACAAACTAAACGGGCGATATTCGCTTGCCACACTTTTAAAAATTAACACTGATGAGTGGGTACTTCTAGGCAACTTGGTGGCATAGTTATGCAAATATTAGGCGTAGGTTCCGCCGAAATTAAGTTGGACACCCCAACATTTAGTAGTCCATCTGCTACACAAGGTGGTTGGACAGCAACCATTACAAACTATGACGCTGCTAATACATACAGCATAAGCGTAAACACAGGAAGCATTACTCGCTCTGGGAGCACACTGACAGCATCAGGGTTGGGGAATGGGTCTTCATCAACAGCATCAGTTTTTGCATCACGCACTGGGTTTGTTACCTCTAGTACAGGAACTGTAGTTGGAACATCTATCCCTGCTTGCTCATCTTGTACTTATGCGTATAAAACAACAGAAGGTGGCAACTGCGGTACTTGCGGAATCTTCGGAAACATTCATATTGTTTGTTACGACATCTTTTGGTATACTGGGTCGCCTAACCCATGTATAGGGTGCGCTCCAGCAATCGGTAGTTGGTACAACTGTGTTGGGTTCTGCTGCCCAGTTTGCAATACATACTGTGAGGAGTACGTATCTAGGTGATAGTATACGGTCATGGAACAAAAAGAATTTGACCCAAATAAACCAATGCGTTGGTACACATTTATAGTTGACGGTGAAGTTGCCTGGGTACAGACAGTAGCACTTGAACTAGAATATTTGATTGCTGTTATGTCCTCTGACCCTAAGATTGTTGAGTTACCTGAAAACTTACAAGGAACAAATATGTATGGTTGGACATACGAAAACGGGGAGTTTAAATCACCGCAATGAATGCTTGGCAAGAATATAAAAAAAAGTTAGGAACTACACGACCTTGGGATATGTTGAACCCAAATGTAGAACGTGCATCAGAAGAAGTTGCAGAAGCACGTATGGATACTTGTAACAAATGTCCCGAACTTATTTCCTTAACTAAACAATGTAAGCAATGTGGTTGTTTAATGGCATCAAAAACGAAGTTGCTTCAAGCAACCTGCCCCCTAGGTAAGTGGTAACGGCTATAATGGGCCGTGCCTAAACTACGCAAAGGATTTTGGTTTTACTTTCCCGTAGCGCTTCTGGCTTGGCTGTCTCCAGTTGGTGTTTCTTCTGTTAGCGCAGATTCATTTACCACTACAGGTGCTGAGGATTATTTCTTTACCCTAGAAGAACCACAATTATTCACGGTTCGTACTTATGCCCAGCAGTATGGCATTGACTCAATGCTGTGGTTGTATGACTCAAACAACATGATTTTAATTGCAAACGATGACTGGTTTGGGCTTGATTCTTATATGTCAATTAACCTCAGCCCTGGAACATACCGCTTAAGAACAGGTGTTTGTTGTGGTGACCCCAACCGTTGGTACGGGACTTCTTATGTCATTGATGTGAATATTGCTCCATCAAATGCACCTTCTACAACAACTACTAGTTCAACCACAACTACATCTAGTACCACAACTACAACTGAGCCTGAGACAACTACAACAACTGAACCTGAAACTACAACGACAACTGAGCCTCAGACTACGACTACTTCTTCCGTACCCCAAACAACATTGCCAGAATCAACAACGACCACGACACTACAACCAGAGCAGTCAACATCTACGACCTCTTCAACGACTTCCACGACTTCCACGACTTCCACGACAGTGCCAGGAACAAGTACCACGTTAGTGGAGAATACAACAAGCACCACAACAACAACTTCATCTACGACCACCTCCGTGCCTCAAATTGTCGTGGAAGTACCAACAGGAACCACAACAACAGTAGTAGAGGAACCTTATATAGAAGAGATGCCTGTAGAAGAAACAACCACGACAACTGAGCCAGAGCCAGAAACGACTGAGCCAGAAACGACAACAACTGAAACATACCCCGATACTACTGTAGAAGAAACTACAACTACAACCATTCTTGAAGAAATTATCATTGAAGAAGAAGAAGAAGTAGCCGCCGTGATTGAGGAATTGGCTGACATTACAGAAATTACCCCAGAGGTTTTGTCCGAGGTTGTAGATGCCCTCAACTCTGACAACATCACAGAAGAGCAGGTTCAAGCCATTGTTGATGCCGTGGTAGAAAACCTAGACACCCTTACTGAGATTACGGCAGAGATTTTAGACGAAGTGTTAGACGTACTGGAGTCAGACAGCATTACCCAAGAACAAGTTCAGGAAGTTGTGGACACCATCCTGGCTACAGAAATCTCTAGCGACCAAGCAACTGAACTTGCCACTAGCGCCGCAGTCTTGGAAAACGTAACTGCTAACCAAGCAACTGAGATTTTTGCCACAATTGATACTGGCGAACTTACAGGAGAACAAGCAGAAGCAATTGTTGAGGCTGTACAAGATGCGCCAACAGAAGTACGAGAAGCCTTTGAAGAAGAAATTAACGTCTTTGAGGGAGGCTTTGATAACTATGTACCTACGGATTCAACTATTTCCGTAGGTGCTCGCCGTGTCGTGGTAGCCGTGACTACGGTATCATTTATATTGCCTGCACCAGTAGTTTCTAGTCGTAGACGATAACCCCACAATCCCCGTAGAGCCTCCTAGGAGGCCCGTAGACAAGCGTAAATAGGCAAAACGACCCCTACTAAGGAGAATTGTGAAGAAACTTTGGGAAGAAGTACATGGTCTTGTTTGGACACTGGCAGGTACAGGAATGGTCCTTATTACCCTGTCTGGGCAAACCCTAACTTGGGGTGTGTGGATTACTGTGGCTGGACTTGTTGTACACTTCGTTGCTGTCGCTGGAAAGGGTAGTGACACAGACGAAGAGTAGAGGTTTATGGGTAACAAAACGATTGGGTTTTTGACATACGATTGGGCGCACGGGACAAAGCCACTACAACCAAACGGTTGTGCGTGGTATCGCTGTTTTCTTCCTATGAAAGAGTTGGAGAAGTTTGAGTGGCGTGTTGGTATGGGGTTTCCACGCTGGCACGAAGACCACGGTTACGGATTAATTGTCGCTAACGACAAAGCCATTCACGGGTGGGAAATCCTCGTATTTAAATTGGTGATGCGTAAAGAAATCACTGACATGGTAAAGGAAGCAAAGAAAAAAGGACAAAAAATCGTTGTTGATATTGACGACTTTTTTGAAGGTCTTGAGCCAACTAACCGTGCGTATGCGGCTACTGACCCAAAACTACACCCAGAAAATAACCGTGACCACTATTTCCACATGATTAATGAAGCAGATGCGGTAATCACATCTACTCCATTTTTGTATGAATTCTATTCTAAAAAAAGAAAAAATGTGTTTCTAATCCGCAACGGAATAGATGTTGACCGTTGGAAGATGCGTAAAGACAAAGCAAAACGCTCTCCCGTTGTTGGTTGGGTTGGTGCTACACCTTGGCGGTCTAGTGACTTAGAAAGCCTTAATCCACACGTTCCTAAGTTTTTAAAACAACATAACTTAACTTTTCATCACTCTGGTCACACACCAGATGCGCCTTTTGCATATTCACAACTTGGGCATTACCGACAGAAATCAACAATTATGCCGATGGCTCCAATTCTTGATTACCCTAAGTTGTTCCCACCTATAGACGTTGGTTTAGTTCCCCTAAACAATGTTGAGTTCAATCATGCAAAGTCTTTTATCAAGGGACTTGAGTATGTCGCTGCTGGTGTTCCTTTTATTGCATCATATTCACCTGAATATCAATACCTTGCGGATGCTGGGGTAGGGCGTATTGCCAAAACTCCAGAGGAGTGGAAGTACCACCTAAAGGAACTACTTGACCCAAACATGCGTAAAGATGAAGCAATGGTAAACTACGAAGTAGTTAAAGAGCAGTTTTCAATGGAAAAACGTGGCTTTGATTGGAATGAAGTAATGGAGAAAATCTCAGCATTATGATTACCCTAGATGACCTAACGATACCTGCTCCCCCCATTGGCCCAATGGATTGGAATGCAGACGGATTTGTTATTAAGAAAAACTTTGTTCCAGAAGAGTTGATGGTCAATTATGAACAATGTTGGTTAGAGAATAACTCCGAGCGACCTGGTGGGTGGCCTGATTGCACACCGTATCGCAGACATCCAGAAGTGATGGATATTCTTACTTACAGTGGAATTACTAATACTATGCAAGACCTTATTGGTGAACCTGCTGGTCTTCATTTAAATCTAACGGGGTGGGTTACTACTCGCCGTAATTGGCATCAAGATTCTTATTTAAACCCAGACCATGTTGGTGACTACTATGCTGCTATCTGGATTGCTCTTGAAACCATTCATCCAGATTCTGGACCTTTTCAATTTGTTCGTGGTTCACACAGGTGGCCTACAGTTACTAGGGAAAAGATTCTTGCTGCACTTAGTCCAGATGAGCAAGACCATACATGGCCCAAACATAGTGAACGACTACTTACCCCATTGTTTGAAGCAGAGATTGAGAAACGTAACGCTGAAGTAATCACGTATCTGCCAGAGCGTGGTGATGTGTTGTTTTGGCATGGTAGGTTATTACATCGTGGTTCTGAGCCTAATGTTGTTGGTATGCCACGTAAATCTTTGATTGCTCACTATTCAGGAATCAATCACCGTCAAGATATGCCAACAGCAAAAAATAATAATGGTGGGTGGTATTTCCCACTAGAAGGTGGTCCTGTTTCATGAAACTTTTAAATGTTGGTTGTGGAACCCATTACGCACAAGGTTGGGTAAATACAGATACATGGGAAACAGATGACACCAAACCAGATGTCAAGGTAGCCCCTGGTAAACCGTATCCGTTTGAAGATAATACGTTTGATGCTATCTACATGGGTCATGTGCTGGAGCACATTCCTTGGTTAGAGGTGTCTACATTCCTCAAAGACATGCAACGTATTGCTAAACCCAATGCTCCAATGCTTGTCGTTGGTCCAGATGTTCATAGAACTATTAAACGCTGGAAAGAGGGTTTAGAGCCGTGGTGGTTGGTGGAGTCAGTTATGGAGCATTTAGATGTCCCTGATACACATGTTCCTGGATTGGAATGGTGGGATGGCGCTCACCACCATTGGAATTGTCATGAGTCAAGAGTTGAGAAATTGTTAAATTCATTGGAGTTTAACAATGTTGTCAATTTATTTGATGTGATACCTAATAACCCAGCAGGAAAATCATGGTTTGATGCAGAGAGTCAAATTGAATGGCCTGTTGTTGGTAAGTACTACTGGCAATTCTGCCTAAAGGTTAATAACAAACTATAATTGGTGCATGGCTAGAGCACGAGGTTTAGGAAACGCAGGTAGGGCAAGAATCAAGGACTCTTTGCAGGCGTTTGCCCTTTCTGACGAGCAAACAAAGCAAGCCTTGTTTAACGAGGAAGAATGCTTTGACCCCTGGGTTGCTAGTACAGGTGGCGTGGACAATGCAACGCCAGACATGTTAGGTGAAAGAACAAACGGACAAGACAGCACTCGCTTTACTTTTGTCCAATATTTCTTTAACCCAGAAACTATGGTTGGTGATATCTACATGGACTTTCGTGGAAAGAAGGGTAGAAAAAACCCAACTAAGTACGTGTTTAACAATGTCCCTGTTTACCAAGCCAAGCGCTTCTATGAGGCTCTTTCAAAAGGTAAAACATTTAACACTGGTGGTATGAGTGGTGGTTATGTTGACTTTGACCCAGACCATTTCAACAGACCACCAGCAACACCATTGGGTAGGAAGTTACAGTACGGAGCATTTAGCCAACAGCAAGCAGACCAAGGGTTCCCTGATGTTGAACAGCAAGACACCAGGCAATACCAACTCCCACTTGATTGGCGATAACGACTAGTATCTACCCCCATGAATATAGTTCGTGGAATTTGGTTTGTCTATTGGATTGTCCGTGATACTGGTACACCTAATATCCCACATATCGCAATGGGTACATGTCAAGAACTCGGTGGGTACTGGCGTAAAGGTAAGGGACCGCAATTACGGTTTGGTAAGTACTTGTTTCAATTTGGGTTGTGTAGACGTAACGAAATCAAGAGTGAAAAAGAAGGACTATTATTTGCGTTAGGTGGTCGTGAGATGGACACAACAATAGAGGAGATTAAACAGTGGCACTAGGGATATTTAAAAAGGAAGAAAAATCGCATGATAAACTTCCACCAAGTAAGGCGCAACAACGAGCCGCTAAGTTAGATAACTCTTCTTTGTACGGTTGGATGGATAACTCAATCATGGCTTTGGGTGCTTCTTTTGATGCGTGGAGATTTAGAGATGCCCCAGCAAGTGAAGTAAATGATTGTGTAGAAGCCTTACAAGTTATTTGGTCAGAGATAGAAAAGAGAAAACAATGAGAGCACCAGAAGAACTTAAAATGGACAGAACTATTGGGCTAGCAAATGACCTAGCAGTTCGTGTTCAAGCGTTCCCACACAACGGGTTGCTAAAACGAATTGACTACCGACTGGTTGCGGACACGGAAGATATGCACGATTTCCTACTTCAGATAGAAAAGATGGTGGATGAGGTAGAGGCTAACCGCCGTATGTACGCCCCGAATAATCCAGACCAGTTATCACTTTTCTAAATTAGGGTAGGCTTGTAGGGTATGTCGGATTCCCTATTGGACCAAGAACAAGAGTTACTAGCCGAAGAGATTGTTGAAGAACTTGACGAAACCTCGGCTGAATTTGTTGACCAGTTAGTTACAAAACTGGTTCTTTTTACTGAGCAGTTTTGCGATGTTGAGTTGTTCCCGTACCAAATTCCTATTGCGTACAGAATTATTGAGTCCATTGTTTTGGGTGACGGTGAAGAAATAACTCTTATCGCAACTCGTCAGTCTGGTAAGTCAGAAGTTCTTTCTAACGTACTTGCATCAATGATGGTCATTCTTCCAAAACTTTCAAACATCTACCCAACCTGGCTGTCTAAGTTTGAGAAAGGTTTTTGGGTGGGAGTGTTTGCGCCAACTGAAGACCAAGCAGACACCGTGTTTAGTCGTATCGTAAGTCGTTTGACTAGCGAACACGCCCTTGGTTTTCTTCTTGACCCTGAACTGGATGACAAGGCTACCTCTGGTGGTACTCGTGGTAAGGGAAAAATCATCACCATGAAGCGCTCTGGTTCTATCTGCCGAATGCAGACCTGTAACCCAAAGGCAAAGATTGAATCAAAAACCTACCACTTTGTGCTTATTGACGAGGCTCAGGAAGCCGATGAGTTTATGATTACCAAATCAATCAAGCCGATGTTGGCGTTTAACAACGGAAGTATCATGCTTACTGGAACGGCTTCCCGTAACAAGTCCTACTTCTACAAGATGATTCAATACAACAAACGGCGTGTTAATCAAAGTAGAAAAGTGATAAGAGATTGCCATTTTGAGTACGACCACAAGGTCGCATCAAAGTACAACAACAACTACGCAAAGTTTATCGCTAAAGAAAAACTACGCATCGGAGAAGACTCTGACGAATTCCAGATGTCGTATTGCAACCGATGGATGCTGGAAAAGGGAATGTTCGTTACTGAAGAAAGAATGGAAAGACTTTATGACCCGTCTATGCCACTGGTCAAACAATGGTGGAGAACCCCTGTAGTGGTTGGTATTGACGTTGCTCGTTCCAATGACTCCACAGTAGTGACTGTCTGCTGGGTTGACTGGGACCATCCAGACCCATTCGGGTTCTACGAACACCGTATTCTCAACTGGTTGGAGATTAACGACCAAGAGTGGGAACAGCAGTATTTTCAGATTATTGACTTTTTACGTAACTACGATGTTCTTCGTATTGGCGTAGACTCTCAAGGTGTGGGTGGGGCAGTAGCCGAACGTCTTAAAATTTTGATGCCAAACATAGAAGTAATTGCAATGACTTCTGATGCTAAAAATCAAAACGAACGATGGGTACACCTAACAGAACTGATTCAGCGTGAGCAGTTGGTAATCCCTGGACACTCTAAGGCTCGCCGTACCCGTTCATGGAAACGGTTTAATCAACAAATGAATGACCTTGAAAAGGTTTACCGTGGTCCATATATGTTGGCTGAAGCCCCTAATGAAAAGGGTGCATTTGACGACTACCCAGACTCATTGGCCCTTGCCTGTGCAATGACTGTGTATGACGCAATGCCTACTATTCAAGTTGGCGAGAATCCCTTTTTCAATTAGTGGTATTCTTGTGGAAACCTTATTTTCCAAGGAGTAACACATGACAGTAGCACCAGCGCCAATGTTCCCAGAACGTGACCTTACCGTTTTTGAGCGAAACATGGCTCCAAGCATTCCAGGCAACAAGGGACCTCTTCGCTTTGAAGAAGGTGTCGCAACCGACACTGACGTTCCAAACGACTTTGGTCGTGGAGCATACGAAGACACCGCACCATCGCCATTGCGAATGAATCAGAACAACCCAGAGATGTTCTACAAGCATGCAGCAGACACCATGCGTGAACGTGCTCATGTTGGTTCAGCATCGTGGATTGAAGCCCCAGCAGTTCTTTCAGAGTTTGTTGAAGGTGCAATGGCAGGCGATGACATGCCTAAGTTTGAGTACTCATACAACTCAGGCGGACACATGAACCGACCAAACGTGACGGTTGTTAACGACTAATCATGTCAGATGTCGGCGGCGACTCAGGTGTTGACGCTGGTGCAATCGGTGGTGAACCACTTGGTTTTGATTCACCTGCTTTAACTACAACTGATGACTTAAGGGCAGGCATTGCCCAAACATACGGACTAGGCCCTACGGGTGCGTTTAGTCCTAGTTTGTACATGAGTAGAACTGGTCAGTTCTACTCTTCTTTTCAGGCCGCCCCACCACCTAAAACTCGTGAACGCCGACACCCATTTGTTCTTAACACTTATCTTAAACAAGACTTAGGTGTCAAGGTTTACCAACCAACAGGTTATGCAGTTCCTCGTGACTTGCAAGCAGCAGACACATTACAGGAATCTCAGTTCAAACAGCGTGACCCAATGGCTGACCCGATTGACTCTGCATTTGGTGACGGTAAACCAATGCTTGACCGCAAACTTAAAGATACAGTTCGCCCAGAAGACGAAGGCCGTTTGGTTAAAGAAACTGACCTTCGCCGTAGGGCTATCCACGTAAGTAAAGGTCGTAAAGACCAGTACGACTACGAGCAGAGGTAACAACATGGCACGGCGCTGGCTTGACGAACAATTAGCAGCAATCTCATATGCAGATGTAGAAAAGGTTCATAAAGATGACCGCAAACTACAAATGGCTCAAAAGAAATTTCAAAGTATTGCTGACGCAACTGAAAACCCTATGCGTGTTGACAAGAAGACAGGTAAACCAACAGGGGCAAGTAAGGATATTAAATTTTTAAGTAGCAGTATTAAGTTTGATAAAGCAAGTGGTGCTTCAGACCCTATGGTGAAGCGCACCTCTACTAAAGGTTTGTATTTAACACCAGCAGGTAAGTTTGGTACTGCTGACTGTTGCCGACATAAGACTGGACCGTGCGGTGCGGCATGTTTGCATGACACTGGGTTCCAAGATTTGGCTAACCAAATAGCACGAACAAACGCTCTTGAGCAAATGGGTCCAGATGCTGTTGCTCTTCTTGCTAATGAAATTGATAACCATGTTAGAGACTCGGCAAGGTACGACAGAGCAAGAGGTCACCACGGAAGTCTTCCTGCGGTTCGTTTAGACGCAACTAGTGAACTTTTAATGGATGAGATGGATATTGGTGACTTCCTAGTTGGTAGACACTCAGGTATTCAACAAGAAGGCGCATTTAAAGGCTACCCACACCTACTTGTTTCAGAGTATGGAAAAGGATTAGCAAAGGATGTACTCCCAGGACCAGAGCCTACTTGGAGACAATCTAACGTAGTACGAGTACCTAGTTGGAGTGAACAAACAACTATTGGTCGTGGCGAGCAACTACAAAGCCGTGGTATTGATATCGCTGTTCCTGCAACAAACTATGGAACATCCACGCATCCTAAAGACATCCCATCTCATGTCAGTGTTCAGTTTAAAGGTGGAAGAATGGTACTTCCTGCTGTTGACTATGACGAACACGATGTTATTGCAATGCGCCCATTCACTGGTAGTGCTGGGATACTTCGTGCTAAGAATCCTGCATTCTCAAAGCGTGACCCTGAACGCCAAAAGAAGGCAAGTAAGTTTTTAACTGACCAACACACACCTTATGAACCAGGTGTTGGTTTTGAAGGTGGAGAGTCACCAGTATCTCCAGCACAAACATTCAATATCCCAATGCACGATATTGTTCGTAGGAAAATTAATGGCCCTCAATTCTGGAACCCTGAAGAGTGACCTATGAGCGATGCGTGGGCAATCATCGTTGCGGCTGCTATACCCGTAATAGGAACTGGAGTCGGTTTTCTTCTGAAGTCCTTCAAAGAATTCAGAACGGAAAATCGTCAAGACCACGCAAACGTAATGGCAGAACTTCGTAAAGTTCGTAGCGGTATTGACGTAGTTGCTGGTCGTTTAAACCAACACATTGACTGGCATATGGATAAGGAAAAGAAATGAAAAAGTTATTCTTTATTTCAGCAATACTTTTAGCAAGTTGTGGCTATGACGGTAAATACCGTTATGAATGCCAGGACCCAGCAAACTGGGAAAAGCCTGAATGCCAACGCCCTGCATGTCAAGTAGACGGGGCATGCCCAGACACATTACTAGGTTTTGACCCAACCTTAGAAGGTTTAGTAAACCCAGTATTAGAAGAACTAATCCCAACACAGGAGACAACAGCACCATGAAACCACGGTTAACCTCAGCAGAACTAGATGCCCGTTTGAAGTTTGTAATCGGATGCATGCTTGGTTTTGTCCTACTCATCACCACAGTCGGAGTACTTTGGGCGCTTGTGTTTGTTACACAGCCTATCGGCGCTCAAGCAGAGAATGATAAAATGTTCTTTGGCGTTCTTTCTTCAGTAGCGACATTCATTACTGGAACACTTGCTGGTTTAATGATTTCAACTGGCAGGAACGCAGAAGATAAAAATGGTAATGGTATTCCTGACGATGAGGAGATTGTATGAGTAAGAAAGTTGCTTGGGACTACATTGTTCCCGTAGTATTACCAAAGGACCTTAAGGGTGTTACACCTGGAAAGTTGCCAGCAAACCTACTTGTTCCAGCAGTTGGTGGCGGTAAACTGCACCACATTGCAGCAAAAGCATGGGCTGCGATGGTCGCTGCTGCAAAGGCTGACGGTATTGAACTCAAGCCGACTTCCGCAGGCGACACATATAGAGAATACGAGTTGCAAAAAAAAGGATTCCTCCAACGCTACAGCCTTGAGGATACGGGAACTGGTAAGACCAAGACCTTTGAAGGCAAGACGTGGTATTTGAAGAAGGGCATGGCGACCTTGGCTACCCCTGGTAAGTCCCAGCATAACCTCGGAATTGCCGTTGACGTTGCTAACGCAGGTGAGCCAAAGCGTTTGAACTGGCTCATTGCCAACGTGAAGAAGTTTGGTTTCTCATGGGAAGTTGTTCCTGAAGAGCCTTGGCATCTTCGTTATGTATGTGGGGATAATATTCCAGAGGCTGTCGCTTCCTTTCAGGGGTAGTTGACACACCTACTTAGGTAGGATACGCTACACAACCTAAACCAAAAGGGTGGTAGCATGAAGGTACATGATATTGACCGTATCCTCTATTATCTCAGTAAGGTCTTTGTTGGGCCTTCTGATGCTGATGAATTATTCAGGGTAATAGAGGTGCTTCAAAAAGAACGTCACAAGTTGGAGAAGAAACATGTCAAAAAATAGTTTATTAGACGAACTTAAAGCAGGTTCTGCTCCGTTAAAAGTTTGCGGTATTGGAAAAGTACGCAACGAAATGTCTGCTGAAGAGCAGGCAGCCTTAGACGATGCATTCGTTAAGATACGAGAAAAGAATGCTTCTCCTCGCTCAATTCAAGTTAGTGGCTACACATATAAGTGGCTTTCTGATTTGCTCAAGAAACATGGGCATGATGTAACAATCCGAATGGTAGAAAAACATAGTAGAAAGATGTGTAGTTGCGATGTCCATTAAAGAAGAACTAACTGCTGGACCACAGAGTCCTAAAGAAGTGCTTGGAAAACTTGCTGACCTATTTGCTCGTCAAGGAATTGATGTAGACGAAATTGGTCAAATACAACGAGTATCTCTCTATCAATCACTTACCAAAAACGAAGAAGGTGAAGCAGAGATTCACGACCTTGCTGGTGTGCAATTTAAGTTCTCACCTAAATGGGAGTCTGGTCCTGAATGGCCTGTTGTACAACAAGGTCCTGCTATCAAGTTACCAACACCAAAAGTAACTAAGAAAAAAGCAACAGGGTTTAAGACCTGTGTAGTTCCTCCAGATATTCAGATTGGTTATTACCGCAACCGTGAAGGAAACTTGGAAGCAACACATGACGAAAAGGCTCTTGACATCTGCATTAAGGTTATAGAAGATTTACAACCTGAAGTTATTGCTCTTGTTGGTGACAACCTTGACCTTCCTGAGATGGGCAAGTATGTGACATACCCTGCGTATGCACAAACTACACAAGCATCAATTGACCGTGCAACTTTGTTCTGCGCTCAACTTCGTGCTGCTGCTCCAAATGCAAAAATCATTTGGCTTGCAGGAAATCACGAAGAACGTATGCCTAAGTACCTTGTACAAAATGCAGGCGCTGCTTATGGTCTTCGCAAAGGAAACACACCAGACTCGTGGCCTGTTCTTTCAGTCCCATACCTGTGTCGTATGGATGAATTTGGTATTGAGTACCGACCAGGTTATCCAGCATCTGACTATTGGGTTAATGAAAAACTTCGCATCATCCACGGTGACCGTGTGAAATCATCAGGTTCTACTGCACACGTATACCTTAACCAAGAGAAGACGAGTGTTATCTATGGGCATATTCATCGCATTGAAACAGCGTTTAAAACACGTGAAGACTTTGATGGTCCAAGAACCATTATGGCTGCTTCTCCTGGTTGCCTTGCTAGAATTGATGGTGCTATTCCTTCTACACGTGGTGGTGTAGACCTTGATGGTCGCCCTCTAACTCGTCACGAGAATTGGCAACAAGGTATCGGTGTTGTCACTTACGAGGATGACGGAAATCACAGGTTCGCATACGATGTTATTCCCATTTACAACGGTTGGGCGTTGTATCATGGGAAGGAATTCATCGCTGAATAGCCATGACTACTATTGTCGCTGTCCAAGGTGATGGGTTCGCAGTCGTCTGCGTGGACTCTCGCATCTCGTCTATTGATGGGGGCATTGCCACGCAAATAGGAACTCTTCGTGAAGGAAGTAGCAAGGTATCAACTAATGGAAAATATTTACTTGGTGCTGCTGGAGATGTACGGGCCATCAACATTCTCCATCATGTATTCCAACCGCCGACCCCACCGCCAAACCTTAAAGGGAAGAAACTTGACCAGTTCTTTACGGCGAAGTTTATACCAGCACTCCGTGAATGCTTTGATGCACAAGGATACTCAATCCCCGACCTTAACGAAAACAAGCAACACATTGCAGAGCAAGGGTCATTAATTCTTGTAGCCATTAACGGCACTATCTATATTGTTGATGGTGATTACGCTTGGGCTTCTGAAGCCAGTGGGTTATATGTAATTGGGTCTGGCGGAGAGTACGCATTAGGGGCTATGCATGTACTTACGCACAATAAGAAGCAAACTGTGCAACAGGCTAAAAACCATGCGCTGAAGGCTCTCGCCGTTAGTGCTAAGTTTGACCCTCATACGGGACCTCCGTATCACACGTACATTCAGGAGTACGAACAAAGCAAAACCCGTAAGCCTGTATAATCGGGTATCCCCTATTAAGGAGTTAATATGAATCAAGCAAAAGTAGAAACAACAGACGCAGCAATTAAGGGCGCAGTTTTGGGCGCACTTACCTATGCAGGAGCCAAGTTGGACTTGACCCCAGAAGTAATCGCAATCGCATTGCCTGCGGTAGCAGCACTTGTCTCGGTTGTGTCAACCAAAATTGGTCCAAAAAACACTGCTCTTCTTTTGAGCGTAGCAACCAAGGCTATGGAAGCAGCACCTGTTGCTAAGAAAGCACCAGCCAAAAAAGCCGCCCCTGCAAAAAAGAAGTAATATCTTAGTATTCTTCTTTTCAGAAAAGGTGTAACGAATGCCTGTTGATTTTTGGTCACCGTCTTATAGGGCGGCATCTAGTGACTTAACCGTAGCGATTAGTCCACTTGGATTGGTTGAACTTGCTGACGAAGAGTTTGAAGTTCATGGACCAAGACTCAACAGGTATTCTGCTGCTTGGGCTTGGTATCTAGGTCATCACTGGTCACACCGCCGTGAGATGGGTGACAACAACGTCACCATGAATTATGTGAAAACCATGTCGGATTTCATTACAAACTTCTGCTTTGGTAAAGGTATTCAATTTAAAGTACCTGAGCAAAACGAAGCAATCATTCCACAACTGCTTCACGAAGTGTGGGACAACCACAACAACAAACATTATTTGTTGTGGCAAATGGGGCAACTTGCAAGTATCACTGGAGACTGCTTTGTAAAGGTTGCATATGATGAACCTTACGTTGATGGTGTTGGGCTACAGCACCCAGGTCGTGTCCGCATTCTTCCATTGAACCCAGCGCATTGTTTCCCTGAGTATCACCCACACGACCGTGAGCGCTTAATCAGATTTAAACTTAAGTATCGTTTCTGGGGAACTTCACCAGAAGGAACTCGTCAGGTTTACACATTTACTGAAATTCTTACGGACAATACCGTACAACAATTTATCAATGATGAATTGATTGACGAGTATGAAAACCCAATTGGTGTTGTTCCAATCGTTCACATTCCGAACATTACAATAACTTCATCACCTTGGGGTCAGTCAGACATTTGGGACATTATCCAACTGAACCGTGAACTCAACGAGAAGATGACTGAAATCTCAGACATCATCAACTACCACGCTGCCCCAGTAACTATCATCACTGGTGCTAAGGCTTCACAACTAGAGCGTGGTCCTAAGAAGGTTTGGGCTGGTCTTCCTAAAGAAGCACAAGTGTTTAACCTTGAGTCACGTGGCGAAATGTCTGGTGCTATTGAATACGTGCAAATGATTAAACGAGCAATGCATGAAATCACTGGCGTACCTGAAACTGCTCTTGGGCAATTCCAGCCAGTATCTAATACTTCAGGTGTTGCTTTGGCTATTCAGTACCAGCCTTTGATGAACCGTTACCAGATGAAGAAGATTCACTTTACACAGGGTCTTGAACGTCTGAACGAAATCATTATCAAAACTTGTGCTGTGTTTGTTCCTGAACTGTTGATTTATAACCCGTCACAGTCTGCAATGCCTGAGCCAGACATGCTCACACAGTTAGACCCTAATGACCCAAATACATACAAGACAACCATTCACTGGCCCGACCCACTTCCTGTTGATGCTCTTATCAAACTCAACGAAGTACAGGCAAAGATGGCTTTGGGTATTGAATCTAAAAAGGGCGCACTACGAGCCCTAGGCGAAGAGTTCCCGAACGAGAAGATGATTGAAGTCTTTGAGGAACTACGAGATGACGCTATTGACCAAGGAGCACTGGACATGATTCGTGCTCAAATTGGTCAGGCGGTAATGATTGCTACAGGACTGCTTCCTAATGGAGGAGGTCTTGAACCTACTCCTTCAGGAGATGGTAATGTAACAAGTGCAGGAAGTCCCCAAGGGGGCGGAGTGCTTCCAGGCGCTGGTATCCCACCAGTTGAAATGGAATTGATGAACCAAATGACTAGCAGGGCATATGGTGCGAGGTTCGCCCAACGCCGTATCCCTGATGAAGACAAATAACACGTATTAATAACACAAGTCAATATTTGCTAAACAACACTTAGGAGAAAATCATGGCAAAAGGTAATGACGAAATTGTCATCCCTGTGGAGGCTACAGAAGCCTTTCATGCGGAGGCAAACACAGTTGCCCCAAAGGGCAAAGTCTTCACTGAAGACGAAGTAGAAAACATCCGTAAGCAAGAGAAAGACAAACTCTACAAGCGCATTGAAGAGGCTGAAAGCCGCTACAAGAGCATGGAAGAGCAAGTTACATCTCTTGCTCAAGACCGTGAGAAGGCTATCCGTGAGGCGCAAGAAATTGCCCGTAAGGAAGAAGAAATTCGCCGTCAGCGTGAGTTTGATGAACTCAGTGCAAAAGAACTTCTCAAGCGAACTGAAGATGAATTTAACGTCAAGATTAAAAATGTTGACGCTGAATGGCAAAACCGCTTTGCCCAAATTGAAGCAGAGCGTTCTGCACAACAAGCATTGCTAGATAAAGAGCGCCAGTTGCGTGAGGTTGAAACCTACCGCCAGCGCCGTGTACACGAGTCTCAAGATGAAATCATTCCTGAACTGATTGATTTGGTCGCAGGCAACACCCCAGAAGAGGTTGAAGCATCAGTGGAAATCCTTCGTCAACGGAGTGCTGCTATTATTGAGAGTATCCAACAAGCGACTCAACCAAGTCGTGTTAAGGGTGTGGCGGTAACGTCACCATCCGTTGGGCCAATGGAAACTCAAACGGAATACCAAACATTGAATGCGGATGATATCCGTAATATGACAATGGACCAGTATGTTAAAATGCGAGACAGGCTTTTAAGTTCACGACCTAAAGGTCGTTTTTAAATAATCTATCCATAGTCACTTAAGGAGACATCATGGCATTTCCAGCACCAACAGGCGGTGCGATTACTGCAACAGCGAACATTAGTTCAACTGGTTACAGTAGCGACTCCGCTTTATCCCCAGCAATTCAAACTATCTGGTCCAAGGAAATCTTGTTCCAGGCAATGCCTGTTCTTCGTTTTGAACAGTTTGCAGTGAAGAAGACCGAACTTGGTGTACAACCTGGTTTGACCATCAACTTCATGCGCTACAGCAACCTTGCTGTAGACGAAGCAGAAGGAGCAACCCTTGATGAAGGTGTGCGTATGGAGCCAGTTGCTCTGTCAGCATCACAGATTCAAATCACCGTAGGTGAACAAGGTCAGGCTCTTGCAGTTACCGAATTGCTCCTTAACGCATCGTTTGATGACGTTATGGCATCGTCAAGCCGTTTGCTTGGTCGTCACATGGCACAAAGCATGGACATTCAGGCTCGCAACACCCTCTACCAGACCGCAATTCCATTTGGTGGCGGCGCAGCAGTTCCTCCAAACCTAGTGTTTGGTCGCAAGACTCTCGGTTCAACCCGTGGTTCAATTGCTCCTTACGATGCAGGCACTTTGGGTGACGCAAGTAACCCAGGTTACCTCTCACCTGCAACCATCAAGGATGCTGTTGAAATCCTCGCTGGTCAGAACATCCCACGCCTTGGCGACACTTACGTTTGCTTCGTTCACCCATCACAGAGCCGTGCGCTCCGTGACTGGCCTGAATTCATTGAAGTATCCAAGTACGCTGCACCTGGCAACTTCATGCTTGGTGAAATTGGTCGTCTGTATGACGTTGTGTTCATTGAAACCACTCAGGTTAAGAAGAACGTAGGTCCAGCAGACATTGACTCGTCAGCATCGGGTACGCAAGCAATGAACGCAGAGTCGTACAACGCAATCATGATTGGAGACAACGCATTTGGACATGCAATCGCATTGCCAGTTGAACTCCGTGACGGTGGCGTAATTGACTTTGGTCGTGAGCATGGACTCGCTTGGTACGCCATTTGGGGCTTCGGCATGATTACACACGAATCACGTGTGTTGCTGAACACCAAGGGTGGAGCAATCGCTTCCTCGTAATTAAGTCAACTAGTATTGGGGGGTCGGGGTAAAACCCGACTCCCCCAACCCTTTCACAATTGGAGAATAATGTGGCAGTAAAAAAGAAATCAGTTATCAAAGAATTTGTAGAGCAAGAAGATGAAATTCTTTTTGTATCAGAAATTCCTCAAGCAGAAGAACTTGAATCTGAAGTAAAGAGCGACACTGTTAGTGCTCGTGTAAAAGGTTCATGGACAATGTTTTGGGGTCAAGACACATGGTTGTTTAATGACGGTAAGCGTTACAAACTTCCACGTGGTTTGTTTGAATATTTGAAGAAGAACGGCAACATCTACGACACCCTCTGAGGTTTAAATGGCTGGATTTACAGTACCTAATGCAAGCGAGTACGGAGTAACAATCCAGAGCCTTGACCAAGCGGAACCAGATTCGCTTGATTTTAAAATCCTAGGTAATCACAACTATGGTGTTCTTTCGGGAGCAGACATTACTGTTTACTCAGCAGGTGACGGTTCTGCTGCGCTGACAGCATCCTATGTTTATGTAAATAACCACTATGGTTATGTATCTGCAAGTACTGTTCTTTTTGATGCGCCAGATACAGACGCTCGCTTTGACCTCCTTGTTGTAACACGTGTTGATGAGTCAACGTATCAATACGGTGTAGTAAAGGGAACGACTAGTGCAACTAACCCTATCTTCCCAACTCCTACCAGTAGCCAACTTCCACTTTATGCAATTTATAGAAAATCTGGGGTGGCATTTAATGCATTAAGTGTTGTTGATAAGCGTATGTTCTTAAACATGGCGCACAGAACTGGTACTGCTATCCCATCTGAAGCAGCAGACCAAGGTGACTTATACATCCGTACAGGGACAGTTCCTGCTACTGAGCAATCATCGTTATACGTATACGTAGATAGCGCTTGGCAAAACCTTGCTAAGTATGAAGGAGCACGTGAAGAAGCACTTCACCCATTTTTGTTTGCTGGTATTTAATGGCTGAAACAACACCCTACGCAGTACGGTTAACTAAACCAACTGGTTCAGTAGCAGACATTACAAGAATTCGTAGAGTTCATATTCCACGTTTTCGTGAACAACAACCTGCTATTGGTCAAGATTTACAAGACACAGTTCCTGGCTCTGGTTCTGGCGACCAATAGTAAAGTAAACTATATCTATGCATGCTAACCACTCACACGCAATAGTTGAAAAGATTGTGGAGATTGCTCGCACATATCTTCGTGATTACCCTAAATTCTTTCAGGTATCTTTTGACGCTGTGGGTAGAACCTATGAATTAGGTAACCCTAATATTGAACAAAGTTCTTTGTGGATAGCCTCATACCCAACAGGCGGCAGCCCAACTGAGATTACATCCGACACATCTGCGTCTACATACTATTCACTGGATGATAGAAATGGGATTATAAGATTTAATCGTTCTTTTTCTTCTACTACAAAGATAATGGTAGAAGGTTATTATTACGAATGGGTTCTTCCAAAAGACTTAGAGTACTTTGCTGGTCACTCTATTGAGCAACATACATACAACTTAGACACCCCACTAGAACTTGTTGCCCCAATTGTTTTAGACACAATTGGCATGGGTACAGTGGTTGAAACCTTGTGGGGTCTATTAACTGAGTACAGTCGTGACATTGACGTAACGACATCAGAGTCTGTGCATATCCCTGCCAGTCAGCGTTTCCGAATGGTTCAATCCATGTTGGATTACTGGACTCGCAACTACCAAGCACAGGCTCGTGCTCTAAACATCGGTGTTGAGCGAATTGAAATCATGAACCTTCGCCGTGTTTCTAGAACAACTGGATACCTTGTTCCGATTTATAAAGCACGTGAATTGGGTGATTACGGTCCAATAGAAAGACAATTCCCTGAAATTAACCCAGGCGACATTAAAATTGAAGACCACGATGAACCACTTCGTGAAGATGTGTACCTTGACCTTGAGCCTCAACAAGGGTATTCAACCGCACCGATTACTGGTTGGTAACCCGTGGACCCCCGTAGAGAATTAGCACAAATACGGAAGCAGTATCGTAAGCACCATCGCAGCGTAGGTGAACATATTACGTGGTTTGAGTTTCTACCATTTGGCGCTGGCAGCGTGGTAGATGATGTTTACGATGAAGCGCCATACGGTTCTGGTGGTAAAGCATATAAATCAGGGGTAACTCTACCTGTGTTGATGATTACTGAGACTGAAGATACCAAGCGAGCAATTCCAGAAGGTCGTCAACCAGTGCAGGTTGTCAACGCTGTTTTGTCAATTGAAGACTGTCGTGATGCTGGTATGACTGAACCGTTTGAGTATCAGAGGCATTTAAATGACATGTTCTTTTATGATGCTCGTTACTACGCTGTATCTATGTACCGTGTTCGTGGTCGTGCAAAAGATGATGTGCTCATCGTTGTTGAAGGTATTGAAGTTTATGTTGACCAAGAAATGCCAAACGACCCAGGTCCAGAACAAATGGAAATCCATGATTTGCCTTGGCCTTCTACGCTTCCAACATTCCTGGTAAACTAAATATGTATGCCGTGCGGCATGCAAACATCGCCTAGAACTAAGGAGTGCCAATGGTTGGCAAACGTGCATCTGCGCCTATTTCTGTCTCCAGTTCTAGAAAGATTATTGAAGGTGTCCCTTCCCCAATTCTTTTCTTTGGTGATTTAATAATGAACCTTCAGGAGTACCTTGAAGACGCTGTTAATGACAGCCTAGCCAAAGAACATAAGGTTGCCAAAGAGGGTCTTGTGTTAAGTGACCCAAAGTATAAGGCACTAGTAAAAGACTTTAAAATTAATTACAACGCTTCAGATGAAACTATCTCCTACTTGGTTGATGGGGCTTCTGGTCCAAAAGCAGTCCAAATGGAATATGGTCCTCCAGCACAATCTCTTCTTCGTAAGGAATGTATGAAGGGGGCTAAACGCCTAGAGTTAAGCATCAACCAACGGCTTGACAAACTCACTGGAAAAGGTGGGCTGAACTAATGCGGACTGGGTTTCTCCTTGCCGAAGACGAGGCTATTAAAGCACGTTTTAGTGGGCTGTATGTCACCGATGACCGTAATGAACGCCGCCCAGTAAAGGTCTTTTTCCGTTACCCAGAAGGAGAAACAGAGCGAGACTACCCATTTATTACGGTAGAACTTATTGACGTTCTTCATGCTACAGAACGCCAGTTGTCTGACCAAGGTGCGTACATAGACACCACAGGTAGTGGGCTATATGAAGACCGCCCTGCGTTTGTTAACTACTGGCCTAGCGAAAGCGCCAGTGTTTCAGCAAGCACCAGCATCCTTAGTTTTGACGACTTTATCCCAGTAGACCTGCTTTATCAGGTATCTATTTACACACGGTCTGCCCTACATGACAGACAATTGACTTCTGGGATTATTAGAAAAGTCGCCCCATTTCGTTGGAACTCCATAGACATACCAGCAGACGGAACGGTACGCCGTTTTGACATGCTGGACTGGACCAACGCAGACTTGCTGGATATGGAATCGGGTTACCGAAAGCGCATATTCCGTAAGGTATTAACTCTCAAAATGTCCGCAGAAATCACAGGTCAAGACCTTGATGCTCTGCAAGGCACAGAACCCGTTACTCAAATTAATAGTACAATTACATCTCAACTGCATGTCTTCAATGAGTAAGTTTTTTCCAATCCCCTTTACACTTTAGGAGTAATAATGGCATACGAACGCCCAGGAGTTTACGTACAGGAAGGTACGTTTGCGACCAACTTGACAACTGCAAATGGACCTACTTCTGCTGCATTTATTGGCACAGCAGAACGTGGACCAACAGAACCAACCCTTGTGACTACATGGTCACAGTACACCAGTTTGTTTGGTGCATTAGACATCAACTACGACCTTGGTTATGCTGTCTACCACTACTTTGCAAACGGTGGTCAAGCAGCCTATGTTACCCGTGTAATTGATGCAACGTCAACATACGCTTACAGCGCCTTGACAGCAACGCCAACTGGTGGAAGTAGTGCAAACCTTATCCTCTTGATTACCAAATCACCTGGAACCTGGGGTAACGACTTGTCTGTTGATTACACCTTTGACACAGAAACATTGACAGACCTGTCATCAGCACCGAAGATTACCAAGGATTCGCTGTTTACCTTGACAGTTAAACTTGATGGTAGCGAAGTAGAACGCTGGTCAAATCTTTCTGTTGACCCTGCTAACTACCGTTATGTTTCAACCGTTCTTGACCTTTACTCGTCATATGTTAGTGCTTCAACTGTAGCAACTGTGGCTAGCAATGCAACACTTACCGTAACTGGTATTGGTGTTGATGACTACGTAACAACCACTACATTCTCCAACGGTTCTGAGGGAGTAGGCGCAATTGATTCCGTTGATTGGGCTACTGCTCTTACCCGTCACGAAACCATTACATCGGGACTCTTGTTTAACCTTGTTGGGCAAACCTCATCAACAATTATTAACAATGCCATTACGGTGATGTCAACTCGTGGAAACTCGTTGTTGATTGTTGATACCCCACTAAACGCAACAAACAAGCAAGCACTTGCTGACGCAGTACAGCCTTACACCAAGTCTGGTTACGCAGCAGTTTACGGTCCAGCAATGAAAATGTTTGACCCAACAAAAACTGGTGCTGCCGCTATCCGCAATACCTACCCAGGTGGTGCGGTTCTTGGTGCAATGGTTCGTTCAGAAGTAACCCGTGGTGTTGCTAAAGCACCTGCTGGCTATAGTTTGGACATCCGAAACGTATATGGTTTGGTAGCAAACCTTACAGAAACCGAACAAGGTAACTTGTACAAGGATAGCCAACTGAACCTCTTTAACGTAGTTCCAGGCGTTGGAGTAGTTATCAATGGTTCTCGCACCTTGGCACGTAATACTTCTGAGAAGTACATCACAGTTCGCCGTTCACTTAACTACCTTAAGGACCTTCTTAAGGAAAGCACTCAAAGCGCTTTGTTTGAACCAAACGATGAGCGTTTGTGGGCAGACCTTACGGTGCGTGTTTCTTCACTCCTGAACACCTTCTGGGCTTCAGGTGGTTTGAAGGGCCGTACTTCAACGGAAGCATTCTTTGTCCGTTGTAACTCATCTAACAACACGCAAAACGATATTGAAAACGGAACAGTAAACATTGAGGTTGGAGTTGCATTGCAGTCACCAGCCGAATTCATCGTAATCACCATCAGTCAATGGACTGGTGGAAGCACCGTCACCACGAATATCTAGGAGATATCAATGGCAACAAGAACACAGAGGACCGACCCTCTACGCAACTTTAAATTCACAGTACGCTTTACACCTATTGGTACAGCCTTGACTAACTACCTAACTGGTATTGGTGACCTTGGCTTTGCTCAAGTAGGTGGACTTTCAGTTCAGAACGAACTGATTGCTTACCGTGAAGGTGGGATGAACACTCACCCACATAAGATGGTTGGGCAGTCAGACTTCCCAGCAGTGTCATTTGCTCGTGGTGCTTTTGCATCACAAGACCAACTTTGGAAATGGACCAAGTTCATGCATGCATGGGTTGGTGGAACAGGTACAGAGGGTTTTGACCAAGGTGCTAAGGGTGACGAAACTAACTATCGTTGTGACGTAACCGTTAAGGTTTACGACCACCCATACACAGCAACTGGTGTTCAATACCAGTACGACAACACAGCAGATTCAAACGTAAAGCCAGGAAACGTAAAGTTGGCATTTAGGTTGTACAACTGCTGGCCTGGTGCATACGGTCTAAGTGACTTGAACGCTGGAGACAACGGAATTATGATTCAGCAAATGAACCTTCACCACGAAGGTTTCCAGATTGCATGGTCAGATTCGGAGATTGCTGCACTGACTGGCGAGAACGCACTGCTATCGTAATTAAACTTAAGTAATTAAAAAAAAATACAAGTAGGAGAAAACATGGATAACAACGCACAAGCAATGTCGCTTAACGCTGCAATTGCTGACCCAACACCCCGTATGGAGATAGTTCCATACGGAAAAATTGAACTGTTTCGTGGACTTAAAAACCAGGAAACAGGGGAGTGGGAAACAACTGCATTTGTAAAAGAGTTAAATGGTGAAGACGAAGAAGCACTTGCTGCGCTTGAGTCTGATGACGACCTTTTGTACGCACAGTACATGTCCCATCTGCTCAAGCGCAGTGTTGTTTCCATTGGAAATATAGACATTACAAAGAATCCAGGGTTGGTTGACAACCTAATTATTGGTGACCGAGATGCTTTATTTTTGGAAACAGTTCGTGCTACTTACGGAATCTTTCGTGAGTACCAAATTATTTGCCCACATTGCGTTAAATCAAACGATGTACAAATTGACTTGAATGACTTCCCAGTAAAGAAGTCAGATAAAGACCCAAAGGAACCGCTTAAGGTAACTCTAAAAGATGGAACAATTATGCAGTTCAATCTTGTTACCGCAAGTGACAGTCAGTTTGTAGGACTAAAAGCAAGAAGCATTCCTGAGCAAAATACGTTTTTAATTGCTCGTTGTGCTGTTTGGGAAGAAGGTAAAAAGCCTGCTGACCCTGTTGCATGGGCTAAAAAATTGGGTATGAAAGACCGAGCAAAGATTGTTGAAGCGCTATCTGAAGCACAACCAGGGCCAGAAATCAAGGAGGTGGAAGCCCTCTGCGCCCATTGCGAGCAACCATTCCCAATCATGCTCAACTGGGCCGCACTTTTATTCGGCTGATTTAGTAGTACTATATTGGGAGTACGATACGATTGCCACGGTTTACAAGGGCTTCACGCTCAAGGATATTAAGACGATGACAGTACGCCAAAGGGCGTATTGGTCAGCAATGAGCAAATGGCGTAAACAGGAGTAATCATGGCTAAGAACGAACCTGACCTCTCAGGCAACGGTAAAGGTATCCCTAAAGGCAGTGCTACTGCTGACGTTCGTGCTCGCTTCAAATTAGATACAACTGAGTTTAATAAAATAAGTGCTGGTATCAAGGAGATGAAAGCCTCCTTCCAGTATCTTAACCAACAACTCC